GTGTGACAGTATTAGCTCTTGCTACTGCGGGTGATAACAGGGCTAAGAGAAGAATTAGTTTCTTCATTGTTTTGGTTGTTGTTTGTCTTTCTCACCTTTTGTTCTACCTGTAGACAGCCCGAACGTAGCTAGTGCACCCGTAAAAATCGAGGCGACGAACGTGATATCGGACGATGCTCCAGTCTTTTTGACCATAGGTAGTTCAACATAATTTAGTGTAATGATAAAACCAGACCAGATAACTACACCTAGACGCACCATGGCTCCTAGTATTTGCATCTGTTCGTCATGGTCATCTACATTCTCTTTTATTTTTTTGAGGATGCCTTTCTTTTCTGGCGGTTTTGTTTCCATTTGTTTATCTTGCCTTGTAAGAACTTTTGTATTTTATCTTTCAACGCATTGATTACAGGTTGTGTAACAGTCGCAGCTGCTACAGCAGTTACAGCAGTAACCGATGCAGCGACTAAGACTTCTTGCGATGGTAAAGTGATACTAGGTAAGGGTGGAAAGTGTATTTTTGGGGGTGGGTTTTCTTCTGTTTGCACCTCCTTTGTACCTTCGGGTCTTCGTAAATCTTGCGGAGGTACGACCAAAGGTTGATATGAGGGAACATTTGCTGTAGGGAGAGGTAAAGAGGGGGTTTGCAGCTGTACTGCATCTGGTAATACTATGGTGGGTATATCCACTATTCTTTATAAATTTCTACAACTGTATATATTGAATTAAGTAAATCATAATTTGCTGCAATTCCCAAGCCATATTGAGATAAAGAGTTACCAACCCTATGACGTATTTCAAACGCTTTAGCTGCACCGATTGTAAATCTAGCTACAGCAAAACTTCTACTTTGAACACTCTCGCCAGAACCACAATATTCACTTGTTCCAACTGCACCTGTTGAATCGGTTGCGTTCCAAATAAGGATTTGATGTCTTGATGCTTTATAGGCAGGTGCAGACGCTTTTATTAAATAAGTTCCAGCTTGTAATGTAAATTGATTGCTACTTATAGAAACAATATTATCATCATCTGCAAATTCTGTATTTAAGTCTCTAGTATAAAAAGCACCGCTAGTTGAAGAACCCCCATCTGTATTAGTACCTTTTTGATCGCCAATAATTGCAAAGCTGCTAAATGCACCAGCACTAAGTCCAGTTAAGGCTGCACCGCTAATAGCAGGTAAAGCTCCTGTTAGTTTTGAAGCAGATATACCAGATGCAATCTTAGCGTCAGTAACTGCACTATCTGCTATATGAGCAGTATCTATAGATCCGTCTACATAATGCTCAGAGTTTATAGCATCATCAGCAATTCTTGATCCTGTTACGCAGTCATCTCCAAGTTTTGAGTTAGTCACAGCACTGTTAGCTATCTTAGCTGTAGTCACAGCATCAGCAGCTAATTTACCATTTGTTACTGCACCAGTACCTATGTGAGCTGTGTCTATAGAACCATCTACAAAATGTTCAGAATCTATAGCATCATCTGCTATCTTAGCTCCTGTAACTGCATCGGCTGCTAGTTTAGCTGTAGTAACTGTTCCGTCAGCTAGTGCTCCTGTAACATAGAATATACCACCCATAGAACCATGTGAGGTACATTGGTAGTATAACACGTCTGGAGCATCATGTGGTACTTCAAATATTATTGTAGACCCACCAGCTCCACCATTATTTGTGACTCCTGTATTGTACTCTGTACCAGCCGAGCCGTTGACTGTTGTTTGTATACGAAACGGGTGTGCTCCAGAGGAGTTACCGTTTACAAATCTGTATGTTTTACCACGTGTTAGATACAAGGTAGGGTCATTGACCGCCCCGGTCAAGCCCTCTCCTGTAAATGTATAGTGGTTGCTGCCGTCTGCTCCTAGTGTATAGGTACGATCAAGAGCATCGGCATGTAGTTTAGCAGCTGTAATCTGAGCATCTGCCAAATCAGCTGTTTGCACCTGACCGTCTTTGATACCACCAGTGCTTACTTGTGTTAATGCCATTATTCAGCTGCCTCTGTTGTGTTTCCTTCAGCTACCCATTCAAGGTATTCTTGGTAATGTGTATTACTAGGGTCTTTTGGTATTTGAACGCCATCTGATCTAATAACACATTCTGGTGTGTAGCCGAGTATTTCTTTAGGATGTTTATAAGTAAATGTTGTCATAATTCAGCGTCGCAATCAAATGAACCTCTTACGTAATTATTAACGGAACCACCGCCACCATATATAGCAATATACTCGTTATTAGCATGATATAATGTACAACCATAGTCTCCGCCACCACCTTCAAACTTGTTTTCACCAGTCGCACCACGATGGCCTGTAATACTTGGCGTTGATCTCATTTGTCCACCATGAAAGTTAAATGACTCAATAAATAGTACGTTAGTGCTTACACCTACATAAGTATAAATATGTAGTTCTTGAAAATATCTGTGACACTTTCTTAGATCGTCTGTAAAACTTAAATGTTCAAAGTCTGTTGCCGAATCTCCAACTTCTAACTTAAGTCCTGTAATTTCCCAAGTAGCACCGTTTGTCGTGTACCAAGTTGCTGTATTATCTGGCATTTGATTAGAACTATCGTACGCATACCATTGATTCATTGTGTTTCCGGAAGTGGTATTATTTGTTCCCATAAACATAGTAATATCCATATTCCATCCTAGTTCAGCATTATTGTCAAAAGTTAAGTTGCTATTTCCGGGAATTGTTTTTGTAACTTTTGTCCATGTATCGGCAGTTAAAGAACCTGTCTCAAAAGAATATTGTTGTGATGTTCCGTCTGGTGTTCTTATATTACCATAGAAATTTTGTGCAACACTTGATTTACACCAGAAAGACAATGTCACATAACTTGAACTAGATGTATAATTCCAACCACTATTTGCAATATCCTGTGCTTCAAGATTAACTTCTAATCTAATTCGATCACTAGCACCAGCACCGCTTGATTGGTTTGCATTTGTAATTTTATAAGCTTTTCTAAACCCTAAAGTGTAGGGTGTTGTACCAGCAGCAACATCACTTTGCGATTGTGTAGGTGCATTATCAGTTCCACTGTAAGTATACTTAAATCTATCAACTGTCTTATAACCAGAAGCTGTAGATGATGTGCCACGTTGAGCCACTTGCATAGCTCCGTTAACTATTATATTATGACCTTTAGGCTGAGGAAATCCAGTAGCTGTACCGCTAAGAGTAGCATTACCACTTAAAGTAATATTACCGGGAACTGTTACATTACCAGACCCGTCTAAAGTAATTGCATCACTTGATGCGCTGTTTGATCTTATTTGATCGACTAATATTTTGCTCATAATTATGTGTCCGCGATACGTATAAATATTACTTCAGTAGACTCGTTACTTCCGCCTTGAAGGAAACTATTACTGCCTATTGAATCTGCATAAAATCTTATTTTTACATTAGTTGTATTTGTAACATCAATAAAACAAAAAGAAGTACCTGACCCATTTCTAACACCAGAACCGCCATTTTGACCATCAGTAGAACCGGCTATAGCAGTATAACTACTATTGTCTGTTGTTACTTGGTGATAAATTTGAACATTATCATCAACTCCACAGCTACACTTCATATTTAATATTACAAGATATTTGCCAGTACTAGGAAAGGTAAATATACCACTTGAAACACTCATTCCTGTGCCATGAGGAGAAGCATTTGCAGCATGAATAGATGTATCAGTTCTTTCCCAAACTGTAATTGTAGCGTTATTACCTGAGTTAGTAACATTACTAGATAGTCGGTACTGATCTACTTCTGTTATTCCACCACTTACCGCAGCAAAAGCTAAATTTCCTGATCCATCAGTTTTCATAAACTGACCTGCACTACCATCTGCTGTAGGTAGTTTAAACTGCACGTCACTTGATGATGGTGCAGAGGTTGGTGGATGCAGAGATACTGCATTACCACCAGAATGTTTTAATTTTATTGAACTCATGCTGCTATTTCCATTAATGTTAACTCAGAAGTGCATCTTTGATCGTATGTACTACCTTCAGTATCTCTCACACTTCTGTTTAAATATGCGGTATCACTATGATATTTATAGTAATAAGGAGCATAAACTATTTGAGAGGTTGTGTTTGGACTATCTAACAATATTTGGTATGCTATTGTTGGGCTAATATTATTACTGTTATTACCTTCGTAATTTCCGGTTGCACCCACAGCTACTCTATTACCAGTATTTGTAGCTTTTGTTAATGCTGTAGAACCTCGCTGCCATCTAAAACCTGAGACATCATTATTTGTACCGGCATACTTAAGTTGAAATGTAATTAAAAATTTACTGGTTGCGGATGCGGGTGTAACTGTTAAAGCAAATGCACTTCCACTTCCATTTTGATCTGTGCCCGGAACAACTGTCCAAGATTGTTGGTTAGTTAAACTAATTACCTCTGTTGCAACATTATTGATAACTTGTAAAACTTTACCTCCAACACCACTTGCTAGAGTTGCTGACGTTACTGTGCCAGCTGGTAAACCACCGGCAGATATACCTGTGATAGTACCGTTTCCATTTATTTGTATTGCCATTAAACTATTGTGTATGTACTACCCGAAGGTATTGTTAATGTAACGCCGTTTGCTATAGTGATCGGCCCTGCACTAAGAGCGTTCTTGTTTGTTGTTATTGTGTAGTTATTAGATATAGTCTGTGAGTTTTCATAAATACATCCGTCAGCTACTGCTGAAGCTACACCTGTTAAGTTACTACCATCACCTGTGTAAGATGTTGCACCTAGAGCTCCTGTTGCAGAGTTAAAGGTTAGATTACTACCAGTCTTTGGTGCTTGATCGCCTGTAGCTGCTGTAACAAATACAGGAAAACAAGTTGTGTCTGATGACTCATCTGCTACTGGTATAGTAGAGGTGTTGATAGAGTTTGTAGATGCCGCTGTAATACGTCCCTGAGCGTCTACAGTAATCGCTGGAATGGCTGTGGCAGAACCATAGCTACCAGCACTTACAGACGTGTCAGCGAGCTTGTCAGCAGTCACTGCATCATCAGCTATCTTAACTGTAGTTACAGAGTTAGCAGTTAATTTTGCAGCTGTTATTTGCGAGTCTGCAATTTTAGTACCAGCTATTGTACCATCAGCTATTTTAGCATTAGTAACTGCATCGTCTGCAATTTTTGCTGTTTCTACTGCACCAGATGCAATCTTAGCAGCTGTAACTGTACCGTCGCTTGGTGTGCCAATACTTACTGACGCTCCGATCGTGATGATGAAAAAATCAGCACCGCTAGCAGGGGCGGCAGAAAATATAATATCAGCACCAGAAATTGCGAAGCCCTCGCTTGGCTGGCTGGATCCACTGTTAGGTTTCTGAATGACTCCATTGATGCTAACAAGGTGTTGCTGTGCAAACTGACCGGCGTTGCTAAGAGTAAATCTGTAAGCTGATCCATTAAATGTTGCACTTCCTCCTCCTGTGCTAGATGAACTAGATAATGTATTTATAAAAAAGTTACCTACTGACTGTGTTTCTTCAAACGCAGAAGTTGCTGTATTATAGACGAGTAATTTATTTGTAGCAGTATTATAGAATAAATCACCAGCGTCGTTATTACTTGTAGGGTTCGACGAACCGACTCTGTATCTTTCGTTGAAATCATTGATGTCTCCACTAAGACTAACTAGGTCGCTTTCTCCAAGTGTAGCTTTATGATAGTTATATGTCTGACTAGAGCCAGTAGATGTTACTATAAAACGTATACCTGTAGCTATAGTAGAACTATGAAAGTTAGAAGGTATATTGTTTATTGTAACAGTTGTACCATTAAGTGTGCGGCCTGTTGTACTCACACCACTACTGTTTACAACTATACCAGCTGCGTCTGCTATACTGATAGCAACACCAGATACTGGTTGTGTGTTAGGAAATGATACTTCGTTAGCTATAGCTTCAAAGCCACCAAACGGCTCTAGCTGTGCAGCTACATAATCTACGACAGCACCAGATGTTGGTAGGTGTAAGTCACTATCGGTTATTGTAGTCTGCTCACAGCCAATCTTACCTATAGTAACTGCGTCATCTGCTATCTTAACTGTTGTTACGTTTGCATCTGTAATCTTAGATGTTGTAACAGAGTTAGATGCTAACTTACCATCTGTAATAGTTGTGCTAGCTATCTTGGCTCCTGTAACTTGACTGTCTGCTATATGAGCAGTATCAATAGAACCATCAACATAGTGCTCTGAATTAATAGAGTCATCGGCTATTTTTGCTCCTGTAACTGCGTCTGCTGCGATATCAGCTGTAGCAACTGAAAGATCTACAATGTTAGCACTAGCAACTGTTATATCAGTCGGTAGTGTGCCTCCAGCTAACTTTGCCATTGTCACAGCATTGTCAGCTATCTTAGCTGTTGTTACTGAGTCACTAGCTAGCTTTGCTTCTGTTACATTACTGTCTAGTATCTTAGCTGTAGTTATAGCACCGTCTTTTATATCGCTTGTTTGTATTGTTTGATTCTGTTCTTCTTGTGCAGCAAACAATAACTGCTCGTGGTTGGCATTAAGGTCAGCTGCCTTGACTGATGACCCTGCCGTATATGTAGCCTTTGCACTATCTACATCTGTATCACGAAAGATACGTATAGAAGCTGGGCTAGCTGGTATGTTGCCTGACGTAAAGACTACATTACCACCACCTGTAGTAGTGTAGCTTGTTATATTGTAGTGACTGCCTGATGTTTTTACAACACCATCTACTTCTACTTTTACGTCAGACTCTTGTATAGAGGGAAAAGAAAACGCTTTCGTCGCATTTCCATCCCCAGTGTAATCTACGAATGTTGTTGCCATTTATTTAGGTATGTTGAGGATGTTACGGGTTTCTCTTTTCTTTGCCAGTTTTCTGACTCTTTTAAGTCTTTCTTCTTCCATTAGCTCTACAGCTTCTTGGTTAGATGTTAACTGTGCCCACGCTCTGCGACGTGCCCGTTGAAATAATCTATCTATAATTATATTATGGTAGTAATCTCTGGCATCGTACTGAGCACGTTTACCAGCTCTGATATCAGCATACATCTGCTCCATAGATGCTAAAATCTTAGGATCGACTGCTAGTTTGTCTAGCTCACGTTCTAAGTTTTGTTCACCTATAAGCCTTTGAAACTCAGATCTAACCCTTGGATTGTCAGTTAAGTTTGTGCTATCAGGTGCATAGTATGTAGACATACGTAAATCATAACCACTGTTAAACAAGAAGTTTCTACCGGGACTTTGATCTAAGCTGAGGCTAATAGGACTAACAGCGTTGTAAGCTCTAGTCAAGAAGTCCCAATCTTTCAAAGGTTTACCATTTAGCATATCATACTTAATAGGTAACTGGTTGTTTCCAGCTAAACGTTCTGTAATTAGGTTACGGTTACGTATAGACTGGTCGATACCAGATCCAATTTCACGCATGTATGGTGTAAATAATCTACCCATTTCGTTACGCAAACCAGCAAGAGGTACAATGTTGTTACCTAGTCCAGCTACGATTCTGTCAAACTGACCGGGGCGACCAGCAAATAAGTCAACAAATGACTGTATACCAGCTAAGTACGACTTACTTGTAACAGCTTGTGCAATAACCAATGAGATCTTTTGTAGTTCTGATTCTGTCCACTCTTCACCCATAAGTTCGCTTGCGTCACCTACGTCAGCGATTGTAGACATAATTAGGTTAAATGGTTCAAAGTTATCATAACCAACACGTACAGCACCTAGCTTTATTGTTCTTGGCTCCCACTTACCATCTATCCACATCTGTCTTTTTGATCTATCTACTGGGCCGTTGCCATTAAGATCACCACGCATCCATGCCATAGCTGCCATAAATGTTACAGCAGAGCCTATAGCTAATCGGCCTGTTTGTAAAGCCCTTGCGTTAGCTAGCTCTTCTACTGTAAATATACCATACTTAGATACAGACTCTAAGTTATTAGGATTAGCAAATGCTATGTCGTTAAACTCTTTGACTAAGAAGTTAAAACCGGGTGTATACTTACCTGTCAATGCAAGACCGTTTACACCAGTTCTAGCAAACAAAAAGAAAGGTTTAGCTAGTGGTGTAGCTGTAAATACATCGTTTAGACCTTTTGCAAAGCCTGTAAGTTCTTGTGTAAGTGTAACTTCTTTACGTGCAAACGCAGTAGCTTCGTCTGATATATTACCAGCAGAGTCAAATACTTGTGAATAAAAATCATCTTCGTATGCCTGCATCAACTTTTTAGTAATCTGTGGTGTCTGTATGCCATTGCCTTGTAGCTCCATAACTCTACGCATAGCTTTCTCACGCATCTTAGCACGGCCAAGAATATATGCAAAAGCGTCGTCAGTTGCTGCCATAATTTTTGTAGAGTATGTCAGAAAGTTACTATCATTTAGATTACGTGCTATATTAGCAAGACGAAATGCAGCTGTATCTCCAGCTGTAGCTCTACCACTATCTTCTGCCCATCTACGTATAAGCTCCCAGTTCTGATCGCCACGACTAAACTCAGAATATCTGGTTTTAATTGTAGCTAAGTCACCCTTCCAATATGAATTTAGTTTAGTTCTAAATAGTGTAAAGGATTCTGGTATAGCTTCTATCATACCATTGATCGCTGCTAGGCTCGATCGTAGTGTAGCTGCGTCACCGTCAAACGGATAGCGTACAACAGCACCAAGAGCTGTAGATAACGGTCTTAAGAATGTAGCCGCAGATGTACCCATAATCGCTCTTATAGGAGTCTTAGGGCCGCTTAGAACACTATTGGTCATAACACCCTCAAGCTCTCTTATAAGGGCTCCTGTACGGTCAATATCATTTTTGTTTAGTTTACCACCTTTGATAACTGTTCTTGCCCACTGGTCAAAATCTTCTAATGTATTTACATCATCCATAATAGAAAATGCTTCGATAATTGCATTGACCATATCATCATCTGCATTATCTTTAGAGATCTTAAGTATAGACATGATAGACTCTTTTGCATCAGCTATGTCAGCTTGTACTGCTTCGTCTATAGTTTTCTTTGTTTTCTTACCAGCTGATAATGCTCTAAATGAGTCAGACTTGACAAATCTAGCTTTCTTTGTTTGATACAATGCAGTAAGCATAGTATCTACAATCTGTTTAGCTGGCCCATCTACATCTGTAATATCGACTAAATCAGATATTTCACGTGCAGCTATACCTGTATCTCTAAGCTGTTTCATCAAAGAACCTATAACTAAGTCAGCTATAACTACGTTCTTGGATGTCCATATTTCTTGACCATCTACTACATCGTTAGTTTCAAACAGCTCTTTTAGATATTCTTGTGGTGACATATCAACAGCATTTCTACCCTGAGTAATACGTTGATGACCCTCAATAGATTCTCTAAATGTAGCGGCAAGAGTTGCTCTGTTACCTTTTGCTTTTTCTAGTTCTTTTGCAAACTTGTCACTACTCATTAATGTTTTCATAATGCGTTCTACTGTCGCATCATCTGTAGCACCTTCTTGTGCAATACGCTCACGTTCTAGTGGTCTAGTTACGGAGCCAGTAGAACCTTCTTCTTGACCCCACTCTTTACGAGTTCTAGATAGCTGTTCACGAGCTACTTGTGGATCAACCTCGGATGGGTGTGCCCCTTGGTGTGGTTCAGCTATAGGTGCATTTTTGTCAGCTCTAAACTCAGCTTCTCCTTTACGGAGCTGTGCTACACCAGCTTCTACTGTCTGGTCTTTGATACTTTTGTTACGTTTTGCAATCTGATCTACAACTTGAGTGCTGCCTTTTTTGAGTGCATACGCCATGCCATCAAAGAATAGACCTATGCCCATACCTTCTACAATGTTTTTTATTTTCATTGTAACAGGAGAGTCAGTATCTCTTGTAGATATAATTGTATCAGCCCAACCGTATCTGTCACGTAACGCTCCTAGTGCGTTCTGTTCATCTGACTCTTTAGATATAAGGTCAGACGCAGCTCCAACAGCCAAGCCTCTTACGGCGTTAGCTTTTGTTAGTGCTACAAGTCCAGCTGGTATACTTATGATTCCAGTAGCTGCTACACCTTTTGCTGCTAGCACTGTACCAGCTGCAAGAGATCCAAAATGTACTAGACCTCTTAGCTGTTTACCCCACCATGTTTTGGTTTCTATAGGGTTATCGTATGAGTCAAACGGTGTCCAATCTGGTTTATATGTACCAGTTGCTTCTCGTTGCTCTTGCATCTCACCTGATAATGCGTCAATTGTACGCTCAGGAAAGGTTGCGATAGAGGATGCAGTATCTTGTAAACCACCAGATAGAATGGACTGACCCTCTTTTATAAAAGCTTTAGCACCCCATGTTTCAGAGTTTCTAGGATCCTCTTGTTGTGCTAATGCTTGTTCTTCTTTTTCTTCAGCTTGTTGTTCAACTGCTGCCTGTTGAGCATCTTTCTCTTCAAGTTCTTTTAGATACTCTTCCATTTTGTCAGCAGCCAGATCTAAGCTTTCACGATCTATATAAGAGTCGCTCATCTACCCTCCAATGCTCTTTTAACTGCTGGAACTTGTTTTAGTTCCTCTATAGTTGTTGGTTCTATTTCACCGGGCCCGTAACCAAAGACCTGTTCTCGTTCTATTCGACCTGATCTTAGCTCTTTCTTTTTACCTTCATCTCTTAGCTTTTGTCTTCTTGCTCTTTCTTGTCCTTCTCTACCCTTTCTAGCTAGACGTTCTTTCTCAACCTCACTAATAATTATCTTAGCAACTTCTTTGTCTAGGTTTTGAAACTGTGCAAAGTAGTTATTTGCTAAATTAGGAAATGTTTTATTTTGTACTTGTATTTCTTCTAAAGTAAGCTTAAGAAGTTCACCAAAGTTTTTTGTATCTTCTGTAATTGCACCACGTATTGCGTTTGATTTACGATTAGCGTTCATATTCATCAAACTTATAACAGCAAAACTTTGTGCATCTTCATTAAATGGTTTATTATAATCTATCAAACCAAGTCTATCTAAGTCAAGAATCATGTCAGTTGATAAATTATACATACCAAAGTTATCTGATCCTCTTTTAGCTAGATTGACAAGTTGTCGGCCATCAATATTATTTAGATTCTGCCTAACAGAAGTATTACCGTTACGATTAAACTCAAACTGATTAGCATTTTGACCACCACGTTTTTCTTGTAACATGGTTAGATATTCTGCAAAGTCCTGTTGCTCGCCAGTACGCATATTACGAAATGCTTTCTGCTCACTAGGAAATGTCTTCATATCATTTTCTTTTCTGAAGTCCTGTAGTATTTTAGCATAGGGATCAGCTAACTTAGTTTTAGGATCATATAGACCTAAAGTAGTAGCACGATCATATATAGCTTCTGTACCACTTAATATTCTAAAGCCACCTTTACCATCAGGCACACGAATACGTAAAGCTTTGTAGTATTGTTTTAGCTCAGGATGTCTATCACCACCAGTATCAACAAAATCAAACAACTTATCTACTGGTTCAGACTTAAACGCTTCTGGTTTTTTAAATAGCTCAGGATTTTTCTTAAGCTCTCTGCGTAATGCTATTACATCACTTACACCAGCATCAGTTAATTTTTTTCTTTCCTTTGCTTTTGCTACATACTTGTCATAGTTATTTTCTAGTTCATCAAGTATGGTATCTCTGTATTGTTCATATGTCTGAGTTCCACGACCTTCAGCTACCTCAAAAAGATCTACGTTTTTATTATCTGGCCCGTTAAACTTTTCTCTAAAATCAGCTTTCATTAATTCTGATACACGCTTATCAAGCCTAGAAAATCTAGTTTTATCACCTTGTAACTCTTCTTTATCAGTAATAATTGTGTCTATTAGATCATCTGTAGTATTATGTTTGTCTGCATACTTGCTAGCAGTTATTACATTTTTATCTCTTGAACCACCTGTATGTGTTTCTTTTAGACCACTTAGTAAAAGTTTTGGTATCTCAGTTTGACCGGGTATGTAGAATGGCTGTTGCATAAAGTCATTTATAAGACCACCTATTTGTGAATCCTCTAGTCCTATAATACCTCTTTTCTTGTTTTCCTGTATTATTGGAATAACATTTTTGTTTACAAAGTTATTTGCTTCTATGATGTTCTGAGCATCCTGATTATTTACAGCTTCTTTTTCTACATCTGTAATAATCTTAGATAGCCTGTTAATCCTACCCTGTACTCTTGCAGCAAAAGCTGTACCCTCAGTCTGTGTTTCTAGATATGCTTCATAGTTATCATACTTGTTACCGTTCTGGTCATAGTATTCTAAGTTCTGATATATCTCTCTAGCTTCCATCGGTAGTATCTCACCGTCTTTGACTAGCTGTCCGATACGATCATAGACATAATCTGTTGCCTTTGCTCTATCACCGTTAAATCTTTCTTCTGCTACCTGATGAATAACACCTTTATCTGCATAGAATGTAGTATCACTTTTTACACCTTCTTTGGTAAGTATATTTGCACCCTTAACACTTTCAATAATTCTATTGTCAAGTATTTTTTCTTGATCTGATAAAACCTTTTCTCGTAAGTTTGCACTCCAACCTCTGCGTTGTACTTCTATTTCTTTTATTAGCTGTGGTGCTACATCTTTAATAAATAAACGTACAAATCTAGAATCAGTAGGATCTCTACCAGCTTCTAGCTCATTAAATGCAACAGTTCTAACAAAAGATAGTAATGCTTTTTGTGCTTGTTCGATAAACTCACCGTTGGTAGTAGAGTCTAAAGTACCATTACTATTTATGATGTCAACCAGTGCACCTACACGTTCTAAATAAAACTTGTTGTTTTTTCTAATAGGGCCATCTAGCTCTTCTTCAGAGATAATACCCTGTACTAACTCTAACTTTTCCTGTTGATCTATGTCATCAAAAAATATACCACCCTTAGCCTTAGCTTCAGATAACTGGTATTCGTTTCTTGCTGTGTTAAATTCTTCTTGTGATGCTCCAAATGTATCAATAATAGAATCAGTTAGGCTCTCACTTATTTCTTCAGCTTCTTTAGCTCTACGCTGTTTTAGAATAGAGCCAACATTGCCTACTATATTTTGTATTGCATCGAGTCGCTTATCTAGCTTACTAGCTGCTAACTCTTCGAGTTCGACCATCTGGTCAAAGAACTGCTTTGTGTCTCTGATGTTGTCATCTATCTGCTTATTGACTGATTCAGTCATGTCAGCTTCTGTATTTAAGTAATTAGTGTTACTTATATCAGGAACTTGATCTCGTGGCGTACCAACGACGTTCTGGAATGATGATGTCATAATTTAACCTAATGCATCTGCTATGTTAATACCACCAGATACTATACCTACTACTTGGCTAGCTATTCCTAATGCACCTGTCAATCTATCTGTAGGTGGCATCATTACAGGAGCTCCATATGCAGCTGGTATGCCTAGCTTTTCTCTAGCTCTGGCGTTTGCGGCTTGAAACTTACGTGTAGCTCCAGTTCGAGCATAAGCTAAGTTTCTACCAAAGTTATTTGCTGTTATATTCTCTATCTCTCCCTGTTGTCTCAGCAAGTTTCTGTACTGAGCTTTACCAAATCTGCGACCTCTACCGCCTTCATTTACTTTTTTACCAGCAAAGTATTTGGCAGCAAGTGCTTGGTTTCTAAGGCGACCCTTACCTTGAGTATATACAGCTCTAACATAAGCGTCACTAAGGTCACGACTGTAACCTACAACATTTCTATTTTGAGCTCTCTGTAAGCTGGTTTCTTTGTTGAAGAATTGTAGTTTCTTCTGTGCAAACACAGCATCTTTTTCACGAGCCCGTTGCTTGGCAGCTCTTCTGGCTCCAGCATTAGCGTCTACGCACACGGCAAAATTCTATAAAAGGTATACTATTTGGCCCATGCTCATACTTACGTAAGAACTTGAAGCCTAGAAACTTTAACAATCTAAGATGTGCTTTGTTTCTACTATCAACTATATTCCAAAGGAGAGACTCAGGACGGCTATCGACATACCGTTTGGCCTCTCTTGCAAATGTAATTGGGTATCGGTGTATATCAGGAGTGCAAAGCATCCATATATCACCTTCTTCTCCTACTCCGGCCATGCCAGCAGTCTTGCCGTCAGGCACTGTGAAATACACGTAGGATGGGTTCTGAGTCATTAGAATTGGAAGATCGGTAGGATCTATCCCATGACCCTCTACGACCTCTCTGAGGTCATCTGGACGGAGGTTAGAGGCCACTTCTGTAGCAGCCTCCACTGTGATTGGGTGTATGTAATCAGACACGTTGATAAAATCTAGGTGAATAGTCACCCTCCCAAGATAACGCACGTAGCGTAGCTGGGGCTGGGTGTGTTGATTTGAGTGTTATCTCAACGTTTGTGTTCTTTTCGTAGACTGGGACAGTCTTGATAAACTCTTCGAGATATGGTGCATCAGATGCGTCGTACTCGTCGAGCTCTGTTGACTCATAGACTTCTGTGTAGTCATTTTTGCCAACTCGTTTAAGTGTTGTTTCATAAAGTCCTATCTTACCAAAATGTAATTTGATTCGATGTAATACTAACGAGGAGTTTACATCTGACTCAGGTTTATTACCCGCCATTTTCATAGGGTAAAATGTAGGAAATTGTACTTCGTAGTCATAGATATAACCTATTGTAAGGGTTACACCTGACCAATTACCCGGTAAGGTAAAGCTTGTACCTGATACCGTGGCTTTAGCGTACCGACCAACTCGTGTTGATGCGGTGTTTGTGTCTATCACGACTAACTCGTAGTTAGGTGTGGTAACTGTATTCAACCAACTGACACCAGAAAAGGTAGTCAGATTCGTAGTTGAGTTAAAGCTGCCGCCGCTAACAGTAGTGTGATTATCCACATGTAATAAGAAGTCGACATTATCTTGTACTATGCTAGGGTCTTCTGTTGTTTGTACTAATCTTATCTTTTGTAAATAGTAGTCACTATCTAAAAAGTAGTACTCGTCATCTATAATAAAATGATATATTATAGGATTATTTAGTTTCCATTTAAACCATGCTGCTTGTTGCCTTTTATCACCAACATTTAAGTATTTGTATCCGTATACTATACAGTCGGTTGCACCACTTTTAGCAAATAAAATGATACCGTTTTCTCTAGAGTTTGTTAGTAAATCTATATCTTTAGGTAATGTTGTAGGAACAATTTTACTTACTTCCACCACAACAGGCTCACCTTCTCTAGCTATGTTTGCCATCTCGTTAAAGCGACTAAACTTACCAGAGTTGTCAACATAACCAATAGTTGTACCTAATGAGATAGGTGCAATATCTTTATTGTAATTAAATGTAGATATACTGCGTAACTTAGCAGTATCAGGATTTAAAACTGTATCATCTGATGCAAGTAGGAATTGTTGGTTTGTGCTAAATACTACCAAACCAGTGTTGATAGCTATACCATCAAACAATTCTGATGGAAATGTAGATGCAGCAGATATATCAATAGGATCTGATGAAGATATAGTCAAAGCTGACTCACTAAAAAAGTCAGGCTCACCTAATGTACCCGGTCTAGATGTAATGACATTCTCTCCTGATAAAAATACTAATCTATTACGAAAGAATAATACTTTGTTTATACGCTTGTTTACGAAAGACGGTAGTGGATTAGTAAGCTCATCACCTATCAGTCTATCAGCATATGTAAACTGTTTGATAGTAAACGTAGCTACCTCACTAGATGTACCGGGGTTTGCTAGTGCTGTTCTCTGAATAACCAAAGGCATATTAGTAAGAGTCTTTGGTATACCGGGTTTTGCACACTCAGACCAAGAGCCTGATCCATCCCTATCGTTTTCTCCATCAAATCTAACATAGTAGTCATCTTCATCTGCCATACGAGAGTTAGATATTTTGACTATATAACCATGTTTACATTGATTTGGTAATCTAGTTACATCGTTTACAGAACTCTGCATAACCCTCATCAGGTCGTCTTCTACTACCTCTACGTTAAATGGATTACTACTAGATAGATACATACCTGTACCTATAATTGTACCAGTAATACCTGTTGGTAACTCAGATAGTATTCCGCCAAGAATAGTATCAGCAGTAACAGCTGTGTCAGCATCGAATGGTGTAGGCTCTGGTCTAACAAGTTTGAGATTAGCTTTTACTGATGTGCTTTCGTGATCTTCAACTACTACTGTGTAGTTAGCCCCTTCTAGGGTTACTGTTGTTGTATCACCTGTAGTCCAACCTTCACCACCATGTAGTAAAACTATTTCTACATTGTAACTACATCTATAGTTAGTACCACCCGGCCCGTTAGAGTTAGCACTGTAGTTAGGACTAACACCTTGTTGACCCAAAGCTGTAATTCTAAATATAAGATTGGTTTTACTACCACTGTCTACACTAAATACACCTGTGCCAATACTAGGACAGTGACCAGTGCCATCACTTTCATCAAGTGTATGACTCTGAACTTTTATACGTGTAGCTCTGGTAAACGTAGTTGTACTACTACTGTTGTATAAGTTGATGCCATACTGTCTTCCGTTTTCTGTACGTAATAGTTCTAGAAATGCGAAGTGAGCATCTGGTGTAGCATCTGTAGTTCCCGTTGTCCCAACGAGAGTGTTAGCATTAGAACTATCACGACTATTAACAAAGGTGGTATCGTTAATTGTAAGGAACTGGAGGTTTTCTGGGTCACTTGTTGCTAAATAGTTTTGTATTGCTGTCTGTCCACCTGTGCCATATACTATGGTTTGTGCAGCTCCAGCGTTGTCTCCGTCAGCTTTCCACATTCTAAGCTGCCCATCTGCTGCAACTTGTCCTATGTAAGAGCCTTCGTTATCGTCACGATAGTAATGAAAGTACGCACCACCACTCTGAACATTAGCTAAAGCATCAGTTCCTATTCTTGCTGCACCCGGTCTTTTAAATAGACCTTTGGTTACATCTGGTATTGCGTTAATAGATTCTACTACCTGACCCGGAAATTTTAGGTTGTCAGGCTGTTCTGAAATGCCTGCTGAATATTGTGGAATGGTTTGTGTTACGCCTGCCATTATCGTCTAAGGTTTCTAAATGGTTGATATGTTTGGTATGATGTACCCTCTGGGAATTGCATCATGCTGTAGTCAGCTTGGTTGCACTCATACTCCTGTAAAGCAGATCTTGCCTGCTGCTCCTGTACTCCTAGTAGTCTCACCAACCCTGCGTTAGCAACAAGTTGTGTAGCTGCAACTCTAGATGCTCTGTATATTATGTATCTTCTAAATACAATAGGTAGATCTTCAAACGCATATAATCTGACAACATCTAGATCTACGTCACCATCAAACTCATCTGTGTGAGTAGACTTATCATACAAAAATCCATTACGACGTACGAGGTCACTAGGTCTACGAGCTTGGTTATCGTGCAAGTCCATAGAAAGTATGTCATTACCTATTGCTATTTTCTTAGTAGTAGCATCAGGTGTAAACTTTACATGATACTCTGTGTTGAAATGCCAGCCTTCTGACTGTGTATCAACGTTTGCATCACGTAGTAAATTAAATATAAATGACACCTCTGGGTTATCAAAGTTAAGAGTTGTGAGAGGTGCTTGTCCGATAGCTCCCAGTATAGAGTTCACTGCGGATAGTTCGGTATCGGTGTCAATAGTTGTGGTAGCCATAAGAAAAAGGGGAGCCGAAGCCCCCGTATAAAAATAAAAATTAAGCGTTAGCTGGGTATGTAGTACCAAACGCAGCAGGCTTAGTTGTTGTTCCAGCGAACAATTCAACACAAGCAGCTGGGTTCAAGAAGTCTGCTCCCATAGCTAGTCTTCCAAGGATTACGTCACCTTGGTATACAACAGAAACGTCACCTGAAGTTACCTGAACCTGTGGGCCAATAGCCTCAACAACAGCAGCAGCTTCTCTTTGGAAGATAAGTCCGCAACTCTGACCGAAGTCGTTTGAGTTTCCGTAGTTGTTGTTGATACCAGTAACTGAAGATCTTGCGTCTTCTGTAGAAACTTCTACGAAGTCTCCTGTGTTACCGGGGTTAGGTACTGCTAAGTCACTACTTGCAGATGCACCTGATGAAGGAGCATACTTTGTACCATATCTGTTGAAGAATGGAATGTTCATTGACTTGAAGATCTGGATGCCTGCAATTTCAATGATGCCTTGTCCACTCTGTAGAGCTGTACCTTGTACGTCTCTGTTTACAAGACCGTTAGAACCTACAGCTTGTATAAGTTCGTAGTACTGTCTTGGGTTTAATACAGCAACTCTACCCTCAGTAGATACACCTTTCTCGTCTAGTGCAGCAGCTGCATCATAGAAAGCTGAGATTAGGTGTGTTGAGTTGTATGCGTCGTCTGCATCTGAACCAGCTCCAACTTGGATCTGTGTTCCACCGGGCTCTACGAAGTTAGTCATAGAAACAGGAGAAGCCTGTCTAGCACCTTTCGCAATAGCACGGAAGATAAGTCTGTCATACTTCTCTGCGAGAGCATAACCGATCTTGTTTGAGATTTCACCACGTAGGTCGTAGTGTGCTAGTGTCTCGTCTAGCTCGTAAACAAAAGCAGAACTAATTAATAGGTCGTCGATTGTCACGGTTTTTTCTGCAACTGGTGGAGCCTTCTGGTCGTTACCTAAGATGCTCTGGCCGGGTGTATGATACTCGGCTGTTGTTCTACCAGTGTAGATGAACTGCATTGACTTACCAGAAGTTAATGTTCTCTTCTGTACTAAGTCTCTTGCAATGGTGTTTCTCTGGAAGCCTTTAAACATCTCTCCTGAGAAGAGTTTAAGATAAAGGGCTCTAGGATCGGAAGCACCATTAAGTGAACCCGGCCTTGTTAGCTGGGTTGGGTTTACGTTCGACTGATGGTCGAAACTTCCGGGGTATGCCATTTCTAATAAGAATGTATTGTTTGTACGTTCTTCAGATCTGAAAATTTTTTGGCCATTTTTGTGGTCTATCCCACCGTCTAGACGGATCAAGGTATCCAGCGTACTGGGCTCTCTCCAATAGAGATGGGAGGACTTGAACCTCCCTGTACGGCCTTAACCGATTACTCTTGTGTACTTAATGCCACGATATACGTAGGTTACAGTCATTGTACTCTCCATATACCAAGCCCCGTTCCATGCTTGGGTGTCATGCGT